AAGTTAAATGACTCCTTAGCTCAGTGGATAGAGCAAGTGCCTTCTAAGCACTAGGTCGAGGGTTCGAATCCTTCAGGGGTCGCCATATTCGTCAGTGCAGGTTTGCTCTTATCAATAGGTATCAAGGCGTCATACCATCAGATAAGTATGTGGTTCGATTCCACAACTGGTACCAATTAAAAGGAACGATTGATGACAGTGTATGCAATTGAACGTAACGGTAATCTGGTTAAACATTATGTTTTTGAAGGTGATATTACTAAAATGCACACAAGACAACATTCGGTTGTTGATTTGACTTTTGATAATGAGAAATCAGCATTGGAAGTTGCAAATAAATTAAACGCTACTGTCGTTAAAGTAGCATAACAAGGAATTATATTATGAAAAATTACTTTGATTTTAAAGGTACAGCAAAACGTCAAGAATATTGGGCAGTACTTATTGCTTCAATCGTTGCAGGTATTATCGGGATTGTTATTACTGAGACTATTCCACTTGTAGCACTTGTTGTTTTTGTTGCAACTCTTTGGGTATATCTTGCAACAACTGTTCGGCGTCTACGTGATGCTGACTTGCACCTTGCATGGATTATCACAGTATTTCTCCCTTACATCGCAACTGTTGCTGCCATTGTATTTGGCATTGTAGGCAGCGCAGAGCAGAAAGAAGACTAATATGGAACCGATTACAGCAGCATTTTTCTTTGTTATGGCGTTTGCTATTGGTGAAGAAAACCGAAAACAAGATGAATTTATTTTAAATCAACAAACAGAAATTAAAGATCTAGAAGATGATCTATATGCGACAGACGAATCTTTATATAGCCTTGTGGGATCGCACGCGTCCGCTGTCGCAGCTCTGAAAATGGAAAATGAACATTTGCGTATGCGAGTGAAATCTCTTGAAAGCGCATACGGCTACTTGGAAGGAAAAGTAGAGCTTTTTCATCCGTAAGTTTAATGCGGGTATAGCCCAACAGGCAGAGGCAGTTGACTTAAAATCAATACAGTGTGGGTTCGAATCCCACTACCCGTACCAAAAATTTTGGTCCCTTAGTTTAGTGGTAAAACACCCGGCTTATACTCGGCATCGTCTCCAGATTAGAGAGCGTCACAGGTTCGAATCCTGTAGGGACTACCAATATTAACTTTGATGTGAGGTGGTTCGAATCCACCCACTTCTACCAAAATTATATAACGGAGAAATTACGTGTTTACAAAACGAAAGACTCATCGGGTCATATTTGAATCAAGCGATACTAATACAAGAATCCTTGATATCTACAAGAATAAAAAAGGCACATTCAAACTTTTCTGTGATGTAAAAAGATCATCTGCAACCATTGGTATTAATACTAACTACTGTATCTCCTATTTGAGCTCGACTGGGTGGACAGTTATTGCGGACCAGAATGATCTTGGTCTACCCAAACTATCAATTGATGACGGATCTAACGACGTTGTTGAGAAAATTGAAGCAGGTTTCGCTAAGTTTATTGAACTAGCTGATTTGATCTGATGTCAATGAATAATTGTCCGGAATGTAAAATTGAATTGGGCCATGATAATTTTTGTCCCATTTGTAGAGTGAGAAGATGAAATACTTACTTATTTTCGCGCTGCTAGCTGGTTGTGCTAATGTTCAGGACAATACAACTACTATGGACAAAGTAATAATCGCAACAGGCCTTGCTTTTCTAGCCTTTGGGGCTGTAGAAATAACACAACAATAATTGGAATTATATTATGACACTATCCTTTAACCCAAATCAATCATTTGTTGATATGGTAATGAGTCTCCCTGATCAAGTTATTACTGACTTCTTTGAATCAATGGGAATTGAAATTAATCTCCAAGATGAAGACGAAGGTCTTCTTTATGATTGTGAAGCTTAAGGTTCTTTGGTGTAATGGTTAGCACAAAGCGCTCATAACGCTTCAGGTCAGAGTTCGAATCTCTGGGGAACTACCAAAACTTTTTATATTTATTTTCACTTTTTGTGAAAACACTCTAAAAAATGTATATATAATACTATATAAAACAAGGAACATCTTTTCAATGACTATCAATTCCACATATCAACTCCCGACAAAGAACGTGCAAACGCGCGGATGCTTTGCCATGGGTGGATGGAATATTGATATTCACGAGAGGGTATTTTAAAGAAGACATTTTTAACAAGTCTGATTTTAACAACCCTCCAAGTGAAAACTTCGGAGGGTTTTTTATTATGGTGTCACTGATGGTTCAGACGGTTCTCTCATAAGGAACTAGGGAAGATTCGATTTTTTCTGACACTACCAAGAAAAATTTCAATTTAGGTGTTTACAACCAAATTTGAATAATGTAAGATACTAATATGAGAACGAAGAGATAATATCAATCTTCTCAAAAGTGGATAAGCGGAACGAGACTGCGAGTAACCACTATAAACAAACTCAAATGGGCGTCCTGGAGGATGGAAGCGTAAGCGGAAAAATCCCAGAAGAAACAGTTAATTCTGTTTTCACATGCACTATGAATAATGGGAGGTAGACGGTTCGATTCCGTTCGTGAGGTGGTCCTCATTTGCCGACGGGCAACCGTGGTTCGAGTCCACAAGTAGTGCAGTTGAAAATAGAATTGGTCGGTGGCCCGGATGGTAAGGGGTTGGATTGCAAATCCATAGCACTGAAAAGTAGCGTGTTCGATTCACGCACCGACCTCCAAAATAGATCAAGCCGAACGGATCTCGAAAGTCCTTAGGCCCGCTCCTGAGGATCAAGCCACTGGAAGGTTCGAGACTTCCTTTGCAGGGTCGTCACCTGCCAGGAGTAAAATATAAGGGGAAGTAAAGCGGATAGTTTCCGCAGCGAGTCTGTAAAACTCGTCTTTAACCGGGAGTGGAGCGTAACCACACTTCCCCACCATTTTGTTGGAAGGTAGCTCAATTGGTAGAGCCCCTGATTTTGATTCAGGTGGTTGCAGGTTCGAGTCCTGCCCTTCCAGCCAATATGTCGGTATAGTGTAATGGTAACACGGCGGCTTCCAACTCCGCAAATCTGGGTTCGATTCCTAGTACCCTCGCCAAATAACGGGTGTGTCGCCTCAAGGTGAGGCAGTGGACTGTAACTCCATCGAGGGTTTCCTCATGCTAGGTTCGATTCCTAGGACACCCACCAAAATGAAAGATAATGAAATGCTTACGGAATCGCAAATCACTGAAATGATTGATCTTCTTATCAGCTGTGATGAAAATACAAAGGTGTATCTTGGTTGTGATTCAGTTCGCTATGTCAAGAAAGATAGATTCTGGGGACGTTTTGCAACTGTTGCTATTGTTCATAAGAATGGTAATAAAGGTTGCAAAATCTTTTCAAATGTATCCCATGAGCCAGACTATGATCTAAAGTCTAACAGACCTAAAATGCGTATGTTGACTGAAGTTAGAAAAGTCTGTGATCTGTATACGCAGATAGCACCGTTCATTGATGAATTTGAAATTGAAATTCATTTGGATATCAATACCAACCCTATGCATGGATCAAACTGTGCTGCTGGTGAAGCAGCTGGATATGTTCTAGGCATGACTGGTATTCATCCAAAGTTGAAGCCTGATAGTTGGGCAGCAAGCTTTGGTGCTGACGGTGTTGCTCACGGAAGAACAGAAAAAAGTGCAAATTAATTACATTAAGGGGTTTACAAACACTTATACATAGTGTAAGATACATATAACAAAGTTTATTCCCAAGTAGCTCAGTTGGTAGAGCATCTGACTGTTAATCAGGTTGTCGGCGGTTCGAGCCCGTCCTTGGGAGCCAATAATGGAAGTGTGGCCGAGTGGTTTAAGGCTCTAGTCTTGAAAACTAGCGTAGGGGAGACTCTACCCAGGGTTCGAATCCCTGCGCTTCCGCCATGTTTATAGTTTAGGGGGATTAGCTCATCTGGGAGAGCGCTTGATTTGCATTCAAGAGGTGATCGGTTCGAGTCCGATATTCTCCACCATATTGCCCCTATAGCTCAGCTGGTAGAGCAACTGATTTGTAATCAGTAGGTCCGCGGTTCGAATCCGTGTGGGGGCACCATAATTGCCCAATTGGTGGAATTGGTAGACACGCTGCACTTAGGATGCAGTGCTTCGGCGTGGGGGTTCGAGTCCCTCATTGGGCACCATATCATCTAGCAGAAAAGGAAAAAGATTAGATGGCATACTGGGGTTATCATGCAATGTTTGATTGCGCAGCATGTGATATTGATAGTATCACAAGCAAAGAGAATGTATATAATTTTATTAAAGAATTGGTTCCGGCAATTGATATGGTTGCATTTGGCGAACCAATGATTGAGCATTTTGCTACTCACGCCCCTGATAAGGCTGGTATTAGTTTTGTTCAAATGATTGAGACTAGCAATATAAGTGGACACCTAGTAGATGCAAACGGTGACGCTTATATTGATATTTTCTCGTGTAAGCCAGTTGATATTGGTGTAGCACAAGATACAATTGAAAAGTTTTTTAAGCCTACAAAAACTCGTGTAAACTTTATTACACGTAGCGCAGGCTAAGATTTGACGCAGAGTAGTAGCAGTCCGGTCAGCTCGCCAGTCTCATAAACTGGAGGTCGGTGGTTCGAATCCACCCTCTGCAACCAATTAGGAAGTGTGGCCGAGTCCGGCTTAAGGCACTAGTCTTGAAAACTAGCGAACCGCAAGGTTCCGTGGGTTCGAATCCCACCGCTTCCGCCATATAAAGTTTAAGCCGCTATAGCTCAGATGGTAGAGCGCCTGATTTGTAATCAGGATGTCCGGGGTTCGATCCCTCGTGGCGGCACCATAATAAAGGCACCTTGACTTCGGTCTTGGTGCCTTTTTTTTATTATAGATACTTTATATGATATAATATATAATGATAGGAATATATTATGAATGAACTTAAATCTTTTTATTGGTCTAATGATTCTAAAAAAATATTAAAAACAGAAGGTTGGAAAATACACTTTGCCGATGGAACATCTGAATTTGATGTGCTTGCAGGAGGATTGTCCTTTATATGTGGTCAAGGAAATAGAGATATTTTAGAAGGCTTAGAGGATGCTATTTGTCAAGTTTCCCGTAGCCAGTCTAATAAAGGGCATTATACTGACTCTATTGTGAAAGCCGGAGAAATTTTAACACAAGGAATGTGGCATTCGCATTCGTGGGCGCTTTCTGGCACCAACGCAGTAGAAGCAGCAATTTCAATGAGTGACGAATATTGGGCGGAATTAGGAGAATATAAGCCACATATTGTATCTTTTCCTTTCGCTTGGCATGGATCCAGTTATCTTGCAAAGTCTTTAGGAACTCCTGAGATTCTTTCACACGTATCTAGTAGAGTTAAACACGCGACTGAAGAATCTCTTGAAGATATTTTAGATCAAAATCATGTGGGTTGTATTATTTTTGAAACTTCCACTTTTATGAATGGTATCAGACCTAGACCTAGGTCTTTCTGGAAGAGAATAAGAGATATCTGTGATGAAAGAGATATTCTTATGATCACTGATGATGTAGCTTCTTGTTGGGGAAGATGTAAAGATTATCACACTTATAATGTTAGCGGATATGGAATTCAGCCTGATATATCAGCCGTCGGTAAAGCTTTAACTGGCGGTTATTCGCCTCTTGGGGCGGCATTGTGTAATGATAAAGTTGGTGAAGTTATATCTAAACCAGGCGTATGGAAATATCCAGGTACATGGCAACCATCAATGGTGGGTATTCATTTAATGATCAATACTTATAATTATATGACTACTAATAACCTTATCGCTAATACATATAATATTGAAAATCATTTGGATATTTTAGGAAAACGTCTAATTGATAAAGAAGTAATTGATGACTATAGACTGCACGGCGCTTTCTTTGCATTTGATTTAAAAGATCAAGTAAATGCGAGTGGATATAGCTCTACTAAGACTGAAGCCAATACTATTAAAGGTTGTGCTCCATTAATAGCAAACGAAGAGTACTTTAAGGAACTCGAAACATATGTCTATCAAAGTTAAGTTTCTAGCATTTAGCTATACTAAACCATATTCGTTCAATCCTGTTGCATTTTGGCTCCGTTCTTTTTATAAGAAAAACGGCAAGCATTATGACAAATTTGAATGGCTTCCTACAGAATATTTCTATGATGAATCCGTTGTAGATAAAATCATAGATGAAGAGACAAATATTCTCTGCCTGTCAGTTTATATTTGGAACTTCGAAAGTATGATGAAAGTCGCCGAAGAAGCTAAAGCTAGAAACCCAGGTCTTATCGTATATGTCGGCGGGCCAGAATGTCATGCTCATACCGAAGACGATTGGTTTGAAAAATACCCATTTGTAGATTTTGCAATATATGGTGATGGCGAAAAGGCCTTCGCTGATCTTCTTGATTGGGAAATTGAATCACCGACATTTTTATCAGATATTCCAAACATAGTGTATAGAGATCATAAATCAAAGCATCAAATTTTTAGGTTTAGGGAATACGAAGAATACAGTCCATATTTGGATTTAAAAGAAGATTTTCTTTCTGATTATAAATCATTTAAATCTAAAGTCGATGATGCGTTTGTGTATCTTCCATACGAGCGTACCCGTGGATGCATGTATTCATGCGCGTTTTGTGATTGGCAAGGTGGTTTACATTACAAGGTCAATAGACGCATAAACGATTATAAGCCTGAGATTGATTTCTTTGTTGATAATAATATTAGAACAATGCACATTGATGCTAATGTTGGAATGGATAAAGAAGATATTCCATTATACGAATATGTTTATGATAAGATGCAAGAAAATCAGTTAGAGTTTATCCCGACTGAACCAAGAAATATGGCAAAGCTCAATAAGGATAAAGTTGCTAAGATATATGATATCCTGTGCAAAGCTTCTCCAAACTATAATGTGAAAGTATCTCTACAATCCATCTATGAAGATGTTTTGTCTTATATTGAAAGACCTGATATTCCATGGGATCAACATAAGCAAATCATTATGAAAACAAAAGCTGATCACCCTGGAATTAAGGTTGTGCCTGAACTTATCATGGGTTTGCCTGGAATGACTTATGACAGGATTAATGAGACTCATCTTGAATTTACTGATATTCCTATGACTCACATATATGCATATGAATGGATCTTGTTAAAGAAAGCTCCGGCGTACTCTAAAGAATATAGAGATAAAAATAGCCTTACTGTAACTAAAACTTTCTATCCTGCTATTTTTACTGGTTTGGATTCTGAAAGTATATCATATGATGATTTTATAGAAGATCCTAATATTCCTATCAATAAAAATCAGGCATATTTTATTGATATGGTATATGATAAAACTCTAGGGATTAAAGGAGTAATTTATAATAAAATCATAACAAGGCTTTACAATAGAATGGCATATCATCCTGACTTTAGTCGTAAGTGGCTTACTGAATATTTAAAAATGCATTCAGATTATTTTATTGATGTTGCTGAAAAAGAAGCCAAAATCCAAGATGAGTTTTTTTCAAATCATGGGTTTTATATTTGGGGAAAATGTGATATAATTGAAAACAAGATTAGAAATTATGAAGCTGTCATTGATCAGTATATAAACACAACTTTGGAAGGAATTTAATATGTGGACTCCATTTTTACTTGTATGTTACCTTCAGGGTATCGATGAGCCTGAAAAAATTTGTCGAACATACGTCCCAGAATATATCACAGCAACTGAGGATGATTGTAATTATAGCTTAGGTATAGGCTATGCATTTGCCCAGACTCAGGGGTATGATATTGAAGGATATTACTGTCATGAATGGAATCCCGTTAAAGGAGAGAAACTCTAATGTCTGATTTTGACTTTGGCTTTACTGCCGTTGATGAAGACCAAATAGATTTTGTGGCGAATAGCCAACAAGTAGCGGAAGATGCTCAGAAAAGACTTGATGCACTTTACAATGCAATTATGCCACTACTTACCAATCTACAAAAGAATCCTGAAAAAGAATATATTCTCTGGCCTGATCGCCTACAGAAGGTAGAGCAGTTCCGAGATCATCTAACAAAAATTTACGGAGGATAAAATTATGTGGACTGGAATACTATTACTCTGTGTAACTATAGATACAGGAACAAAATGCTCGGCACATACATCAGGGCTATTTGCAGAAGATGAGCCGGAATGTTACGAGATGTTGGGAAATGGTATCCAGTACGTAGAGCGCCTCGGTTGGACAGTAGAAGGTTATTTGTGCCATAATTGGTATCCACAAAAAGAGGGTGAGGAATCATAATGAGCACAAAGGTTATAACAGAATATGCTGACTTTGAAGTTGATTTGGATGAGTGGACTGACGAAGAGCTTATTGATGAAATAGAAGACAGGGGCTATCAAGTAATACAAGAAGACCTTATTGAAAAAGAACTTACTCCAGAAGAACTTGAAGCTTTGCGTGAATATATTAGGGGTTATGAACCTGGAACCATTTTGTATTCAGTTTATGAGAAAATAAGGAAACGCTGATGAGTATGTGTGGTGAACTAGAAAATTTAGATCGCGAAATTGACCAAGCAAAAATCAAACTAGAGTCTCTGCAGAGACGAAGAGACGATTTGCAGCGGCTGATTGATGAAGACAGAACTCCTAAACTGGATATGCATCTAGATCCCGCATTGCGCAATTGGGAATATGATGGATATGGGAATAAGGTTCCAAAAAATCATGGCGAATAAAATTAATGTGAACGATCTCGGAAAAATGTTTGACATGGCATTTCCCGATGTTGATCGTGTAGAGATTATTGACTCTCATGGAAGATCATATGTCAATATGGATGTGAAAGAGTGTGGTCTTATGCTCCAAGATAACAATAAAACTCTAAAACTTTTTTTGAAATAATTCAAAATAAATGTTTACATTGGTGCTCTAATATAGTACTAATAGTGTGTAATCAAGATAAAGTGAGACACACAATGAGCATCGCAAAAACAATTCACTCGCAAATCAAAACAATTGACTATTGGGCTTTGGGCGCTTGGGGCGCAAAAGACCTTGTTGCTATGAATGATGGTCTCAAGTTCAAATCTAGCGGTATGGTTGGCTGGAAAGGTCAAGTATACGTCAAATATAATGAAGGTACTGATCTTTATGATATTGAATTCTTTCGAATCCGCGGCGCAAAAGTTTTTGTTGATGATATCGTTGAGGGTGTTTTTGTTGAAGACCTCGTTAACGTAATTGATGCTCAGATTAAATAAGGAGATACATAATGTCAGATCAATCTATATCACTTGCCGATGGCGTTAAATGGGCCAACTACATTTTGGAACACAGTGATGGACCAGAAGGTATGGTTCGAACCTGGGGTGACCAAGCCGCAAGAGGAACCGCAACTTGGGCTATGCTCAACAATCTAAAACAGCGTTATGAAGAAATGACTGGCAAAACATCATGAACATCAAACACTCACCAAAATTCGACATTCACGCAATTGAACAATTTTATACTGAAAAAGATGGTGTTGAGGTAAAATATGTCTGCACTTCCGCTATCGGATCAGAATCATCTGCGGGAGATATTTTCTACCGAGCAACGCCACATCCTGAGTTTGGCAATCGTTATTTTAGTCTGACGCATAATGGTAAAAATCTTATGGTTGGCAATGCCGATAAGATTGAAGAAGCCGAGTTTGGTATGGTTGAAGGTCCTGCTGGTTGGGAATACTCTCAACACCGTCACGACTACCGACAAGTTGGCAACTGTGCTGTTGATGGTGGCCGTTCATACTTTCGTCGTGTTGGAGACTTGAGTGCTCCAGCAAAATATATGAAAATTGTAGATGGCAAATTTGTGGAGAAATAGAATGATTAATCTAATGCAAGGCGACTGCTTAGAGCGGATGAAAGACATCCCTGAAGGATCGGTTGACATGGTGTTGACTGATCCCCCTTATGGCACGACGTCCTGCAGGTGGGATATTGTTATCCCGTTTGAGCCTATGTGGGAGCAGTTGAAGCGTGTCACTAAGCCATCTGGGGCTATTGTGTTGTTTGGTAGTGAACCCTTTAGTAGCACCTTGCGGCTGAGTAATGTAAAGCATTATAAACATGATATTTACTGGAAGAAGGAAAAGGCAACTAACTTCTTTCAATTAAAGAAGAGGGTTGGTAAGGTGACGGAGAATATATGTGTATTCTATGAATCTCAGCCCACATATAACCCACAAATGGTTAAGCACGAAGGGAAGTTAGTAACTAATAAAGCAAGAGGAACACACGACTCGGTTGTTTCGGGTAAGTCAAGTAAGGCAATAACGCCATATAAAGACACAGGTTATAGGTATCCTATTGATATATTAGAGGTAAATAGAGTTCCATTAGGTAAAACTCAACACAACACTCAAAAGCCCGTCCCTCTCATGGAATGGCTTATCAAGACCTACACCAACGAGGGTGAAACGGTGCTGGACTTCACAATGGGCAGCGGCTCAACGGGCGTAGCAGCTAAAAACCTTGGCCGTAGTTTCATCGGCATTGAGATGGATGAGAACTATTTCAATATTGCCAAGGAGCGGATTGATGGGGCAGAAAAACTTCGCCCGCAACCGCGACCGGAGGGAGAGACAGAATGACTGCCTTGATCGGAACAGACGAACTGCTAGACCGCATTAAAATGCTTGAGGCGGAAAACGAAAAACTACGCAAAGCGCTCGATATCTATCAACGTGAACGTGATCGCTATAAACATGCAACCCCAGAAATGAGTGGGTTGTATTTCTTGACTGGTGGCCATGGACCTAAGGATGATAATCAAATGCCCCAGTTTGTGGAAATCTGTCCTGCATATGGAGCGGGTTGGGTAATGATTTATGAAGATACTGGTCGCACTATTAGCTATGAGGGATCGTGATGAGCATGACAAGTAAAGCACAAGCCTATGATGTTCTGGTAAGAGAACTGTTTAGATTGCTTGATATCACAGAACAGACTGATGAAGGCAGATACTTTAGACCTAATGTAATCCATTCTCGTCGTGCAATGGATGCAGAAAAGCTAGAACAGGTTTTGAAAGACCTGAAAAACGTATTGGAGGATTGGGGATAATGTACAAGCCGGATAATTGGGTAATCATCAAACTCAAAGGAGATGACCCGCATTATCGTGTTCTTGCGGGCTGGTCTGGAGGATACACGACTGGCGACTCTTGGCGTATGAACAGTGGTATTACAAAGGTAGAAGAAGATGACAGCGCTTATTATTTCTCTGGTTCTAGTGGCTCTACATATCGTTGTGGTAAAGAGTCTTACACGCTAAGAATGAATAACGCTCATGTATGGGCTGCTCTTGAGCACCGTTATGGCGATAAAGTTGAACTGATGCCAGAAGATACTGATTTTATGAATATGGATTGGATTATTAAACAATAATATGAAAGGTGAATTTAGGGGTTTACATCTCTGTTTGATTGTGGTATAACGTCATGACAACAGCAATACTTAATACCGACGGCGGTGATGATAGTATGCTATTTCATATGCGAGTAGATGGCGTAACATTTACGGTCACATACTGGGACTATGATGAAATTTACACAAATGCCACATACGAAGATGTAGCCTTTGCCTTTGATATGACAATTAAAAGAAATGATATAGAGCTTTCAGCAGAAAGCCTTGATCTTGCTATTAATCTTGTATTAGACTTCCTTACAACTGGAGAATTTTAAATGAAAGCTTATATCGGACCGTATAGACATCGCTGGGTGAGCTACGTCCATGACAAATACATGGATAAAAAATACGGAGTGCAGTGGAAAGAAAGCAGCACTAAGTTTGAGCATCTCCTAGAAAAGCTTGAAGATGGTTTGCAGTGGCTTTATAATATTACTATTAATCAAATCATAGACAGACGTAGTGATCAAAAAATCAAGGTTCGCGTTGACAAGCATGACACTTGGGGAATGGATCACACTCTTTCTCATATCATTCTACCTATGCTTAAACAACTGAATGACACTAAACACGGTGCACCATTCGTAGGTGATGAAGATGTTCCAGAAGAACTTCGTAGCACATCTGCGCTGCCCAAAAAAGATCAATACGATTTGGACGACAATCACTTTAAGCGTTGGGACTGGGTCATGGATGAGATGATCTGGGCCTTTGAGCAGAAGCAAGATGATGATTGGGAAAGCTCTTATTACGAATACGAGGAAGATCCTTCTAGCATGTTTGGTCTAAAACTTGTTTGGTCAGACGATGAAGGTCGCAAAGCACACCAAGCACGTATGACCAACGGTTTCAAACTGTTTGGAAAATATTACGAAAATTTGTGGGATTAACCGCATTTTTTTGTTTACAGTCTCCTTATGATATGATAGAACTTATATAACATAAGGAGATACACTATGATTATTGTTAATGACCTTCAAGATGCCACAATGATGAAGGACAAACTGTCTAGAATTATTCGTAATTCCGTTAACTGCGATAAATCTAGCAAAGACATCCTTGTCGAGCTCATGTTTCTTGTTGAAGATCTTAGCGAAAACATTGATCGCATTGATCGTATGAATTCTAAAATTCTTGTGGAGAGCTCACGTGAAATTTAATGTAAAAGATTTGGATCTAGATCAGCTTGAAAAGGATACCATCCTTGAAGCCCAAGAGATATGGAATCCTGAAGGTGATCGAACATATCAGAATGTATATGATATGGTTTCTATCGGTAAGCCAGCTGAAAACTTTTTGAAAGAAAAGGCAAAGTTTACAAACGATATTCGTAAATGGCACGATCTGGTATCTCCGTGTGGGCATACAGTAGAAGTCAAAGTACGCAATCCAATGAAGATTGCCGCTACTTTGTCTGAGTTGTCTATGCTAAGAGCTGATCCAAGACGTTATCTACAATCCGATTGGGTATTTATTTTTACGATGGAAGGTCGAGAGACATATAATCTTCATGGCACATACAAATGGAATGATGGCATGGGCGAATACATGTCAGAAACATTTGACTGGAAGTCTGAATACGAGGTCTGGTCTTCTTTGAATGCTGACCGTGAATTTTTGATAAACTACTAATACACTGTGTACAATACAATCCACATGATCTATTCTGATCGTATACATAATGGAGATACTTGATATGAAAATCGCAACAACACAATCCGAACGTCTGGCTCTAATCAAAGAGATTGCACAGCGTAAAAAGCTTATGTCAAAAATCAAATCAGAGTCGAATTTGGTTATCGGTAAAGCGAAGGCATCATCTAAACCTGCTCGTACTTTCATGGATGTTCCAGAAGATGCTTCAAAAAACCCAAATTATTATACCGACTCAAGCAAATATGCTGCGCAATACTACGGCGAAACATTCCATGAAACCACAAAGTTTGATAGCCACTTTGCGAATGGTGATTGGGACTAATGCTTGATAAGCAAGTTGCGAATGTCATTAAAGATAATATGAATATGATGGTGCCTTTTTATCTTATGGCTTCATACGCGTATTATGTTGACGATGATCCTATTTTAACCGATGGGTTTTATGACAATCTTGCCAAGATCATTTATAAAGAATGGGATAATATTACGCATCGGCATAGAGATGTGATAGATAAAGATGCGCTGAAAGCAGGAAGCTTTTTGGGAAAATATCCAAGCATCATTGAAGGTGCATTAAAAAGTTTTCGCGATAACACAAAATAAATGTGTACAAATGCTATCAAATATGATAGGTTACTACACACAATATATGATAAAGGACTATAATATGAAGAACTTGAATTCAGCAAAGGAACTAGACGCAATGGCACAGGATACAAATATCCCAGAATCTGTGGAAGAACTGAAATTGCTTGCCTCCAATATTCGTAGCCAAATTCGAATTAAAATGATCGAAGAGCTACAAACCGGAACGCGAGTTGTGACATTCACAAAGGTGAATGGCGAACAACGTGAAATGACATGCACATTGGACCCGAATCTTATTCCAGATCCAATTGAGACCAAAGCCAACAAATCACCTAAGGCTGTAAATGAGGAAGTTCTTCCTGTATGGGATACAACAGCACAAGGCTGGCGCGCCTTTCGCATCGATAATGTGACTTCTTTCACATGAATTGGTTCACATATATCAAGTATATGATCATCTTACGGTGGAATACATTGTTTCGCCGTAAGAGTGAAAAGGGCCATCTATACATTTACGAGCAAAACGTGGACGACGACAAATAGGAAATTAAAATGGATCCATTTACAGTTACACTATTGACTATCGCTGGATGCTCTATTGCATCGTTTATGATTGGTTATAATCTAAACAGAATCCACAAAGATGAAGTCATTAATAATACTATAACCTACCTGTGTGATAATGGGTTTATTAAACATTATGTCACGGAAAACAATGAGATTGAACTTGTTGAGTTGAATAAGGAAATGCCATATGGTAGCCAAGACCCTAAAGAAGAAGATTAAGACTCTTCCGCGTAAAATCAAAACAGGTCTGGCTGCAGCTCCTACAGATGATTTCCGTTGGTTCTATGACTATATCCGTATGGAAGTAGACAAGAAAGATCTTGCTTTAATTATTAAAAGCTATATCAAAAAGCATTTTAAAGGTGCCGAGCAAAAGCTTTTGCTGTCTGCGCCTGAATGGTGTTATACAGCTGAACCCGGAGTTGCAGCATCAATTCATTGGCAAGCGCTGGGACATGAATTTCCAGTTAAATGGGATGGTGTCAAGAAGGTTCAGTCGTATATTGATCGAATCAAATCTAGGGCATTGGATAATGTGAAAGAGGATGATGCTGCTTCTGTGGTAACTCGACGTTCTCCAATGGAATTGGTTAAAGAAAAGAACTCTGAATTTATTTCTGAGATTGAAGTCACGATTGATATGTTCGGCACTGAGGTGTTTAATGATTGGGATAATTATTCCGTCTACAATGAAATGATTAAGGCTAACCTCAGCGCTATCGGTGGTAAAGCTGTAATTGATTTCTATACCCCTTTGAAAGAAGAGCTTGAAGAGCTGGTGGAAAAGAAAACTCCAGATTTGGTTGAAGGCTATTCTCATATGAGTAAACCACAGCAGAAGAAATATCTTAAACTCATCTCGTCTATTATTGATGATGCAAACCGATATTGTGCAAGTAAGAAAGCTACTCGTAAGCCGGCAAAACCTCGTGTCAAATCAGCAGATAAACAAGTAGCAAAGTTGAATTTCGCACCAGAGTCTTCTGAGTTTAAGATTACATCTATTAATCCGTCAAATATTATTGGCGCAAGAAGGCTGTATACATTCAACGTAAAATATCGTATAATTACTGAATATGTGTGTGAACGTTCAAATGGTTTTGAAGTGCGTGGATCTACTGTGTATGGCATCGATGCCGCTGCAAGTAGAGCTGTTAAGCTTCGCAAACCTGAAGAGTCGTTGACCACATTCCTGACCAAAACTCCTACAGCAATTAATAAGTTTTGGTCAACTCTCACCACAAAGACTATTGACGACGTGAATGGTCGCATTAATAAGGACACTATCATCTTAAGGGCACTTGATAAATGAGTCAATTCTTAACAAAGAGCGAGTTCACAAAACTCGTTGAGAAAAACGTCCTCACACAAAAGAATTCATATATGGATGTTATTCTGGATCTATGTGAAAAGCACGAAATTGATCCAGAGGATGTGAAGAAGTTTCTATCAGCTCCAGTTATTGAAAAGATCGAGGGGGAAGCAATGCTATTAAATCTTATTCCTCGTGGAAATCAATTGGATTTTGATTAAAAATTGCATATATAGTATGTTCGAAAGAACAAATATATGTTAAAATAATACAGTTATACTACAGCAAATATAAGGAAAATATATGTCTTTTGCAAATCTAAAACGTAACCGTGGTTCAATCGATAAACTTGTGGCAGCAGCGGAAGCTACAAGCAGTGGAGGTGGTAACAAATCGTTCAAAGATGAACGTATGTGGAAACCAACACAAGATAAAGCCGGCAATGGTTACGCAGTAATCCGTTTCCTCCCAGCACCAGAAGGACAAGATGTTCCATGGGTACAATATTGGGATCACGGATTTAAAGGCCCAACAGGTAAATGGTATATCGAAAAGTCGCTGACCACAGTCGGTCAAGACGATCCTGTCGGTGAAATGAATAGCAAGCTTTGGAATGCTACAGAAGATCCAAACTCATGGCAGCGTAAACAGGCACGTGAACAAAAGCGTCGTCTTCATTACGTATCAAATGTGTTGGTTGTTTCTGACCCATCCAATCCTGAGAATGAAGGTAAAGTCTTCATGTATCAGTTTGGTTCAAAGATCTATAACAAGATTATGGATGCAATGCAACCTCAGTTTGCTGATGAAGAACCAGTTAACCCATTCGACTTCTGGGGTGGAGCTAACTTTAAAATCAAAATCCGTAAAGTAGAAGGCTGGACCAACTACGATAAATCTGAATTTGATGCACCTTCTGAATTGTCAAGCGATGATGCATACCTTGAAGGCATTTATAACTCACTTCATCCAATTCAAGAGTTTGTTGATCCATCAACATTTAAATCATATGCTGAATTGAAAACTAAGCTTGATAGCGTATTGGGAACTCAGTCTGAAATGTCGATGGCACAACAGTCGCAGATGAACCAAGAAGCACCTGCGCCAATGCCACGTGAGCAAGCTCCTTCATATCCACAATCTATTGAGGAAACAGCATCAGCACCTGCTGACGAAGAGGAAGAAGTTGATACAATGTCATACTTTGCTAAATTGGCAGCTTCATAAGTTTACATGTAACCACGTTACAATGTGATGAAAAGCCGGTAGTCCTAGTGATTGCCGGCTTTTTAACGAGGACCACTAACTCCAAGGGCAAGACCCCCATCAAGTAAATCTACAGTAGCACCTCTTGGCATAACAATACCGGAGTTATTTGTTACTGTCGTACTATTATCGTTCATAGAGACGTTTCCGCCAGCCATTCTATTAATTCCGTCACGGATATCTTTTAGATGCCTTAACATTTCATCTTGTTGCATAAGCTCTGATGTTGATTCTGTTAATGTTCCGCCTGATCTTTTAACACCAGATTCTCCATTAACACCAAGTGCTATTCTTAATTTATTAACACCTTCTGATACCATTTCGATATTTTCTGGTTTAATATTCTTAAGCCCACCACCAAAATCAATCTTATCTTTACCAAAGGCTTTCCAACCTCTCGGATCAAATGGTTCAGGATTATCGCCAGTCAGGTGTGGCCACATCGAAAGAACACCACCTAGGTCCTTTACCATTTTTGATAAATTGGATGATGCTTTTTCGCCACTCAGATTTGATAAGTTTTGAAATGCCATAGCAAAGTCATTAATTGCATCACCAAACGATCCCATTTTTTCAATGAGAGATTGATCAACAGTTTTTATCGGCTCGAGTGCTCTGATAATTTGAGAGATTGCACCTTTGTCTTCACCTTCGCCGAAGTTGGTTCCAAATATGAAATTTACAGCGCCTTGGATTGCG